CGTGAAACTCTAGCACATCTGCCAAATATTAATATACTAGAAAACGAATATGTTGAAGTTGGAGATGTTAGATTTCTAGGAACTACGCTCTGGACTGATATGAATAAGAATGATCCTATTACTATGGGTCTTATAAAGGATAAGATGAATGATTTTCGAGTCGTTCAAGTAAATCACGATGGTGTTTATCGTAAATTTCAACCATATGACGCATCTCGGATGCACGACGCGGCACTGAAATTTATTGATAAAAACACTGGCGATCATGATAAGTGCTTTGTGCTTACACATCATGCGCCAAGTACATTATCTATTGGCAAGAAATACGCGAATGATTTTGTGATGAATGGTGGATATGCTTCCGATCTAAGTGAATTTATACTAGATCGTCCACAAATCAAAATGTGGACTCATGGTCACGTTCATCATAACAATGATTATGAACTCGGCTCATGCCGGATCATGTCTAATCCTCGTGGATATAATGATGAAAATCCGCGTTTTATGATTGATAAAATCGTAGAATTATGATCTCAATGTATATATAGTATGCCTAATGCATAATTGGTTAGGCATACTATAAATCTTGCTTTTACAGGAGATCATATGATTAATAAAGCACTCTCGTTCAGTGACGGATTCACTGAGTTTTTTGTTGGTTTTGACAAATTTTTTGGAGACCTAGAATCTCTAACAAAAACCCTCCCACTACGACACTCATATCCACCACACAACATCATCAAAACTAATGATGGCTATAAGCTTGAATTGGCTGTTGCTGGCTTTGCAGATTCTGATATATTGATCAGTGTTGAAAATCGTGTATTAAGTATTGTAGGTAATAAGGATAAAGTGGAAACTGAAGATCCTGAAAATCTAAGCACATACATCCACCGCGGTGTGGCTAATAGATCTTTCGAAAAGAAATTCCAAATGGGTGATTTCTTAGACATCGATTCAATCGATGCTAAAATGGAAGACGGTCTTCTAACTGTTACTGTTGATAAAACTAAATCAGTAGAACCTAAAACCGTAAAGATTAAAACTAATGGGTAATGTTGTACATATCACAAGCGTAGCAAACGTGTCATCACTTATTGTTAGTGTGCTCATGCTTTGCATGTTCCTTGGTACTATTGGACTCGGATAAAAGACAAAAAAAGAGCGGGAGATTTGTTTTCCCGCTCTTTTTTGTAATTATGGCCAGTTATAAAATTTAACTGTTTGATTAATTCTATCATCTAAACCATGAATGCCGCCGTTGATTCTCTTTGTGAGATCGATAATTGCACTACGATTTACTCCTCTATCACAGATAGTCCATAGACCATTTGAATCAAAAAAGAATTTTGCAGACTCGAATGCAAGTTCTGTTGCAACAATATCAGGATTTTTAAGAATATCTGGACGTTTTAAATATTTAGCAAAAGCCGTATAGTTATTTTTACCAGTTAGTTGAATAGCACCACGACCACGATATTTCCATCCGTCGCCAGATTTTTCATCACCGTTACCCATTCTATTTGCATATACTCTATTTGCAATCATTTCAGGATTACGTGCATATTTTTTAGCTGTAGCGGCATTGAAATATTTTCCAAATGTCTTTAATAGACCTGATTCGGAATAATTTAAATTTTCGCTGAATTTTGTTAAACCTGCAGATTCATGAGAACATTGTCCAAAGAAATGCGCTGATCTGATCTTCGATAATTTATAAAACTTGGTTACTGCTCTAAATGTATTTGGTCCAAAAGCACCGTCTGGATTTACACCAGATTTTGTTTGCAATAATTTTACTGGATTTGTTTCCACATCATTTCTCCTATCGTAATATATAATATACATACTATTTATTCATTGAGGATTCCCTATGTTCTACACTAATGTCTGGCTTCATCGAGGCAAAATTTATACTAAAGGTGTAAGAGAGGGAAAGCCATTTAGAGAAACATCTGCATATTCACCATATCTGTTTGTCAATTCACCTGTCGAGACACAGTACAAAACTTTGGATGGAAAATATGTCGATAAGAAAAATTTCAATACAATTCGCGAGGCTAGAGATTATGTTAAAGCTTATAGCGATGTATCGAATTTTCCAATCTATGGTCTGACACAATATCAGTATACTTACATCTTTGATAACTACAAGGGTATGATTGAATATGATCCTGAACTGATTTCTGTTGTTGGTCTCGACATCGAAAACTCTATGAAGAATAGAGTCGATATCGCAACAGGTGTTACAACGACTCCAAATGAAATTACGGCGATAACACTTCGTAAAGGCATTCACAGATATACCTTTGGTGTTAAAGAATTTACAGAACATCAAGACGATCTTACATACTATCATTGTAAAAATGAAAAAGATCTACTATTAAAATTCATTCAGGTTTGGAAGCTCTTAGACCCTGATGTAATTACTGGATGGAACGTAGAATTCTATGATATTCCATATCTCGTTAATAGAATTATCAGAGTTCTTGGTGAAAGACATGCTAAAGAACTTAGCCCATGGGGTAACCTGATCGCTTACGAAGTTATGATCAAAGGCAAACTCTGCCCATCATATCAATTGGCTGGTATCAGCGTATTGGACTATATGCAACTTTACAAAAAGTTTACATACAAGAGCCGAGAAAAATATACACTAGCTCACATATGTGAAGTCGAATTGGGTGAGACGAAGCTAGATTATACGGACTACATCAACCTTGATGATTTGTATGAAAAAAATCCACAGAAATTCACCGAATATAATATCCACGACGTTGATTTGATTTTTAAACTAGAAGACAAGCTTAAACTAATTGAATTAGTCTTCGCTCTTGCATATGATGCAAAAGTAAACTATAATGATACTCTTGCATCTGTGCGCCAGTGGGATGTGATGATACACAATTATCTGCTGGAAGATGGTATAGTCATACCGAATAATAGAGATAGTGGCCTCGGTGGGCCTCTAGTGGGCGGATATGTTAAGGCTCCGCACGTTGGTATGCATAAGTGGGTAGTATCATTCGATTTAAATTCACTATATCCACACCTTATCATGCAATATAATATTAGTCCAGAGACATTTGCTGGTCGAGTTAGTTCTTTTAATACTATAGACAAACTACTTGAAAGAAAAATTATACGAGATAATGACCACTCATGGGCTGCGAATGGATGTTATTATACGAAAGACAAGCAGGGATTTTTACCGGCTTTGATGGAAAAAATGTATGAGGACAGAAACAAATACAAGAGATTAATGTTTGATGTAAAACAGAAAAATCAAAAAAATCCAACATGGGAATTGCAGAAACTAATTGCTAAATTTAATAATCTACAGATGGCTAAGAAAATTCAGCTGAACAGTGCTTATGGTGCGCTTGGAAATAAATATTTCAGATGGTATGATATTAACCATGCTGAAGCTATTACGATGTCTGGACAGTTATCTATTCGTTGGATTGCAGATAGACTTAATGAATATCTCAATAAGCTTATAGGTACTAAGAATGTAGATTTTGTTATTGCGAGTGATACTGACTCTGTCTATATTACACTCGATAGACTAGTTCAAAAGGTTGGAATATCCGATAAAAGCGATTTGGAAATAACTAGAATTCTTGATAAGTTCTGTTCTGAGAAAATGGAAGTACAAATTGAAAAGTTCTATTCTGAATTAGCTATTATGATGAATGCTAAATCTCAGAAAATGAAAATGGCCAGAGAGTGTATTGCTAATAAAGCAATATGGACAGCCAAGAAAAGATATATTCTTAATGTTTACAATCTCGAGGGTGTTGAGTACGCAATACCAGAATTAAAAATGTCTGGCATTGAAGCTATTAAATCATCTACACCACTTGTATGTAGAACTGCAATTAAGCATTCAATCTCTTTGATCATGTCGGCGGAAGAAAAGGATTTGCAGGACCATGTTTCTAAATTTAGAACCGAATTCGAAAATAAGAACTTTGCTGAGATATCATTTCCAAGAGGAATTAGTGATATAGCTAAATGGAATACACGTACGGGATTCCTAAAGAAAACTCCGATACACGTAAAAGGTTCAATTTTGTTCAATAGATTGATAGAAGAACACGACATTCGTAATAAATATGAAGAGATAGGAAGCGGCGACAAAATAAGATTTTGTTATCTTAAAGCTCCGAACCCACATTTTTCTAATGTGCTATCGTGTCCGGATGAACTTCCAGAGGAATTCAATATACAAAAATATATCAATTACGATTTGCAATTTACTAAATCGTTTCTTGACCCACTGTCGGCTATCCTTAAATCGATAGGCTGGGAAGCAGAGCACACATCAAACCTTGATAGCTTTTTTGGAGATTAATTATGAGAATTGGTCCAATATACACTGCCGAAGACTGTGACGAATTAGTCAAACTGCTGAAACGTTCGGACAACACAAAAATATCTAATATGGGCAGAGAGTTAGAGTTTGAAGAGAACATCAAGCTGGCAATTTTCAATGAGGATGATGAAGAGTTTCATTTGGGAAAAATTATTTATGAATGATGAAAATGATTTCGGTTTTAGTGCCGTAGATGACGAATTTATATCGAGCGAATTCGATAATAGAGACAAGGCTAAAGAAATGTATGATGCCATTTATCCATTATTAACGAATCTTAAAAAAGATTCTGATAAGAGCAAATATATTCTATGGCCAGAACGTGAAAAAAAGATTGACCAATTTATTAACAGATTACAAAATATATTAAACGGAGAGAATACATAACATGTCATTACTAGAAAAAATTAAAAAGAATTCTACAATTAAAGAAAGTTCGATATTGTCGACATCAAAATTCTTTAATGAAAAGGATATGATCCAAACTCAAATCCCAGCAATCAATGTTGCGTATTCTGGTGATCTTGATGGTGGACTCACTCCTGGACTTACTCAGTGGGCTGGTCCGTCTCGTCACTTTAAAACTTTGTTCTCTCTGATTTCAGCCAAAGCATATATGGACAAATATCCAGATGCCGTATTGTTATTTTATGACTCAGAATTTGGTACACCAAAATCATATTTTGAAGCTGTTGGTATTGACATGGAAAGAGTTATCCACACACCACTGACTAACATCGAACAGATGAAGTTCGACGTTATGACTCAATTGGAAGATATTATCCGTGGAGAACATCTAATAGTTCTCATCGATTCTATCGGCAACATGGCATCTAAGAAAGAAGTCGACGACGCTCTTGACGGTAAATCTGTTGCTGACATGACTCGTGCTAAGCAGCTTAAATCGTTCTTCAGAATGGTTACACCACATCTAAATCTCAAAGATATTCCAATGATCGTTGTAAATCACGTTTACATGACTATGGAAATGTTTAGTAAACCAATCGTATCTGGTGGTACTGGTGGCATGTATTCATCAGATAACGTGTTCATTATCGGCCGTCAGCAGGATAAAGATGGTAAAGATCTTATGGGATATAACTTCATTATCAATGTTGAAAAATCTCGCTACGTTAAAGAAAAATCTAAGATTCCAATTACAGTGAAATTCAAGGGTGGTATTTCTAAATGGTCTGGTTTGTTAGATATGGCTCTCGAATCTGGTCACGTTACGAAACCGAAGAACGGTAGATATTCAAAAGTAGATCAAGAGACTGGTGAATTTGATGAAAAGGGCATAAAGATTCAAGCTACTGACACTGCTGATTTTTGGAAGCCAATTCTTGCGGATCAGAAATTTAAAGACTTTGTTAAAGCGAAATACTCAGTATCTCATGGTGCTTTGATTGAAGATGATTCTGAAGAAGTTTATGATAATTTGGAGGACGAAAACGAGTAACTTGGTATATATAGTTCGCTAATAGAATTCAACACGAAGGATCAATATGAGCATTGAAAATATTATATTAAGTAGTTTGTTATATAATGAAGATTACGTCAGAAAGACGATAGCATTTTTAAAGCCAGAATATTTTCATAACGATGCTGATAAAGTTCTTTATAAATTAATAGAACACTATTTCCAGAAGTACAATGCCTCTCCAACAAAGGAAGCATTGCTTCTGGACATAGATAAAGTATCTTTACCGGAACACGTTTTTAAAGAGTGTGTCGAAAAGACCAAGACTTTAGAATATACCGAACAACAGATGGTTTGGCTTACAGATACTACAGAGAAATTCTGTCAAGACAAAGCTCTCTACAATGCGATCATGGATTCAATCAAAATTATCGATGACGATGATGACAAAAATCCATTATCTAAGGGTTCTATTCCACAAATTCTAAGTGATGCTTTAGCGGTGTCGTTTGATACTGATATCGGTCATGATTATTTAGAAAATTCTGAAGAGAGATTCGAGTATTATCATTTAGCTGAAGCGAAAATACCATTCGACATTGAGCATTTTAATAATATCACTAAGGGCGGTGTTTCTAGAAAAACACTTACAATCATACTTGCTGGTATAGGGGCGGGCAAAAGTTTGGCAATGTGCCACATGGCAGCTGGCAATCTTGTGGATAATAAGAATGTCTTATACATCACGCTCGAAATGGCCGAAGAAAAGATTGCAGAAAGAATAGATGCCAATCTTCTAAATATTACCATGGACGATTTGGATAAAACTCCAAAAGCCTACTACGATAAAATGATTGCTAAGCTAAAGTCCAGAACTATGGGCAAGCTTATCATTAAAGAATATCCAACTTCAACAGCCCATGCAAATCACTTTCGTCATCTTCTTAATGAATTAAAAATTAAGAAGAATTTTATACCAGACATCATCTATATCGATTACATCAATCTATGCGGATCAGTCAGAATTAAGGCCGGTGCTAATGCTAACTCGTACACGATGATTAAGTCGATTGCCGAAGAACTTCGTGGACTTGCCGTTGAACACAACGTTCCTATCATTAGTGCTACACAGGTTACTCGAGCTGGATATGGTTCAAGCGATATTGAAATTACCGATACATCTGAATGTATCTTCGAAGATGAAATGATTGAACTGCGTGATGGTAGTTCTAAAATGATCAAAGAAATTGTCGTTGGTGATCAGATTGTATCTAACGATGAATATAAAACTGTACATATGGTTCATCATTCGAAACTCAAAGACTGTTATAAGATAAAAACATCAGCTGGCAAAGAAATAATTGTAAGCAAAGATCATGTATTTCCAACAAAGCGTGGCAGAATATCAATCGAAACCGGATTAAGTGTCGGTGATAATCTTAATAGTAGGAACCGTGATGAGTAATATTTATTTAGCATGCTTAGCTAAAGCAGAGTACTTGATGGAAAATGGTTATCCAGTTGGTAAGATTGATTTGGAGCAATTGACCGATCTTCTTGTTAAATTGGAAAATGAGAAAATAGAAAAGCAAACACTCTCAGATGCTACTATAGATTATAATGATACTATTGTTGAAATCACAGAGCTTGGAGAACTGGAAACAGTCGATCTTT